CTCAGTTCTATATCAAAAGACCCGAACCAGCCAGGATCAGCGCCAACTAGCCATGACCAGCCGCGCTTAGAAACGTTGGTGCCTGATGGGCTGGGATCGTTTGGGGCGGATCTGGGGGGCTGGGCTAGGGACGTGCTGGGTATCGAATTGATGCCCTGGCAATTGCGCGCATTGACTGGCCAGTTGGTGCATGACGATGATTTGAATTTGCACAATCGCATTTCGCTGGTTTCAACAGCGCGGCAGAACGGAAAGACCGTTGCCCTGATGACGTTGGTGGGTTGGTGGCTCACAAAAATGCCGATCATTAGAGGCAAAAAACAATTGGTGTTATCTGTCAGTCACAGGCTTGATTTGGGTGTGATGCTGTTTGATGAATTGGCCCCAATCCTTGAAGCCAAATTTGGTGCAAAGGTTTCGCACTCTTATGGGCGTAACAGCGTCACCATGCCTGATGGATCGCGTTGGTTTGTGCGCGCTGCTGGGCCGTCCGTTGGTCACGGCACTAGCCCAAACCTGATTGTGGCTGATGAGATTTGGGACATTTCCAGCGAAGCAATTGACGGTGGTTTGTTGCCTGCAATGCGCGCCCAGAAATCGCCTTTGCTGTCCTGCTGGTCAACAGCGGGCACAGAAAATTCACGCGCCTTCCTCAAATGGCGGGAACAGGCTTTGCGAATGATTGACCAAAAGAAAACAGGCAACCTGTATTTTGCGGAATGGTCACCACCACCAGACCTAGACCCAATGAACCCTGCCGCATGGGCATGGGGAAACCCCGCGCTAGGGCACACATTGGCAATGGAAACCATCACCGCGGAAAGCGAAAACCCTGACCGCACACAATTCCTTCGCGCATCATGCAACCTGTGGGTGGCATCAGATCAAGGTTGGCTAACCCCAGGGCTATGGCAATCATTGCAATTTGATGGGCCGATCCCTGACGGTGGCACCGTAGCCATAGAAAACAGCGTTGATGAAACACGGTATTTTGGTTTGCGCGCCGTGGCTTTACCAGACGGACGCACCGCGGTGACTGTTGAATTTATGGTGGACAGATACGCCCAGGTCATGGAACACGTTGAACGATTGAACCAAAACCCTGCAATCAAATTTGCAATTACCCCATCAATTGATTTGCATTGGCCGTTGCATTTAGAACGCAAACGGGTGGTGGTTGGCTATGGCGAAATTTTGAAATGGACTGATCCTGTGCGTCAAATGATCCGCCAAAAATTGTTGGTGCACACAGGTGAAACTATGTTGGCTGAACATATCCAGCGCGCGGTCGCGGTCAGGTCGCAGGGATCCATAGCGCTTTCATCACAGCGTTCAAGTGGGCCTATCGAATTAGCGCGCCTAGCGGTGTTTGCATCAGCGTTGACTAGCAAACCAAAAACTGGTGGCAAACCCATGATGGTTGTTTCAAATGGCTAATATGAAAACGGCACCAGGCTGGCCTTCGCCTTCTGTCGGGTTTCGCATAGCCTGGTGTCACCATCAACAACCCAATGTGTGTAATGCTTGACGCATGGCTATTTTTTCGCGCACCAAACAGGCTGCAATTTCTACCCATGTAGGTGAACCAGCGGTGGCAGGCGGATTTTCCCCAGGCTATTCATCATCGAATGTTGGCGTGAACATGATCGGCCAGTACTACACCTATCGCGAAGGTGAACAGCGCAATTTGGCAATGTCTGTTCCAACTATCAACCGCGCAATGGATCTTTTCAAATCGGTAATTGGATCAATGCCATTGAAAATGTACAACGAAATGTGGAACGGCGATGAAATGGAAAAGGTGTACATCGCACCACGTTCATGGTTACGCCGTCCAGATCCATCAGTCAGTTTTCAATTTCTCATGGCCTGGACGCTGGACGATTTAGTCGCATACGGCAGAGCCTTTTGGTATTGCACTAGCAGGACGGCTGATGGCTATCCTGCGTCATTTACACGTTTACCAGCAGGATCAATTACAACAACAGATCAGGCTGGCCCTGTTTGGTTTGCACCATCAACACAAGTTTATTTTCAGGGCGGAGAAATTGACCCAGCAAACCTTGTTCAATTTTTGTCACCAGCACAAGGCCTAATTTATTCTGCACCAGGCGCAATTGATACGGCGTTGAAACTTGAAGCAGCGCGAAACCGTAACGCATCATCATCAATTCCTGCTGGCATTTTGCGCCAGACAGAAAACAGCGAACCACTAAGCGCACAAGAACTTTCAGATCTTGCTGCACAATTCAATGCAGCGCGCGCGACAAATCAAACGGCCGCATTGAACCAGTATTTGACCTATACGGAAACAAATGCAACACCTGACAAAATGCTGTTGATTGAAGCCAGCCAATATCAATCATTGGAAATGGCGCGAATTGCAAACGTACCGCCATACCTTGTGGGCGTTGCTACGGGCGCGTACTCATATCAATCATCACAGCAGGCCCGCGCTGATCTTTATTTGTTCGGTGTCAAGTTGTATGCAGATGCCATTGCTGGCGCGCTGTCAATGGATAATGTTTTACCGCGCGGAACATATGTCGAATTTGATGCTGATGAATACCTAGAGGAAAACTTTATGGCAGACAAAATGGACGATACCGAAACCGTTATTGAGGAAAACACACAAGAGGAGTTAGCAAACCGATGATCAAACTAATTGCAGGCGATTTCACGCTAGACGCAGCGCAAGGCGAACAGCCACGCCGTTCAATTTCTGGAACCGCGGTTCCCTATAACGTTCCTGCCCGCGTAAGCGATGGAACAGAGGTTATTTTCCGCCCAGGATCCCTGCCTGTTGAAGGCAAGGCCCCGCGCCTGTTCATGTACCACGATGCCTCAATGCCAGTTGGCGTGGTCACAGAACGCGTGGACACCGAACAAGGAATGATGTTCACAGCAAAAATCAGCGCCACCACATTGGGCAATGACGCGCTAGTAATGGCAGCAGACGGCACCATTGACCAGGTCAGCGTTGGCGTGAACCCAACAAAGTTTTCCTATGATGAAGCAGGAACCATGATTATCGAAGCAGCCGAATGGCAGGAACTAAGCCTGGTTCCAATCGGCGCGTTTGGTGATATGGCTAACATCTCACAAGTGGCTGCAAGTATCCACCATGAGCCAGAGGAAATCAGCAATACTGAAACACAGGAACCGATTGAAAAGGAAACAGAAATGTCCGAACCAGTAGCACCAGCAGTTGAAGCAACAATCCCAACAGCACCAATTTTTGCACAGGCAAAACGTGAATTTGCATTGCCAACAGCAGGCGAATACATGGCCGCGTACCACACGGGCGGTGACACTTTCGCAAACATCAACAAAGCAGTTGCTGAATACACCGCATCAAAGAAAACAGCATTGCAAGCAGCCGCTGGTGACGTACTCACCACCGATACCCCAGGTTTGCTACCTGTTCCAGTCTTAGGGCCATTGGTTCAAGACCTCAATTTCATTCGTCCAGTAGTCGAAGCATTGGGCGCACGCGCTTACCCAGACAACGGTCAGCAGAAAACCTTTGTTCGTCCAACGATTACCACGCACACCAGCGTTGCAGCACAGGCAAACGAACTTGCATCAGTATCTGCAACCACAATGGTTATTGCAAGCAATACAGTTTCTAAGACCACCCTCGCTGGGCAGGTCACGCTTTCGGCACAAGACATTTCGTTTACGTCACCCGAAGCAATGTCATTGATTTTGAATGACCTCATGGGCGAATACATGATTGCATCGGACAACTTTGCAGCAGACAACCTTTTGACCGCAGCAAACTCATCTGGCGTTTGGGACGGCACCGTGGCTGACCTGCTCAAGTCTGTTTATGACAGCGCTGTTGACATTTCGAATGGCCGTAACTTCACCCCAACACACATGTTTGTTTCACCAGACGTTTGGGGTCAGATGGGCCAGTTGGCAGACACCACAGGCCGCCCTGTGTTCCCATTCATCGGTGCTGGCCTCACGGGTCAAAACGCATTAGGTGGCGGAAACGCAACATCATGGAACGGAAACCCATTGGGTCTGCAATTGGTAGTGGACAGCAACTTCGCTGCAAAAACCATGATCATCACCCGCGTAGGTCAGGGATCAGGCGATGCCTTCGAATTCTATGAAAGTATCCGTGGATTGCAGAGCCTAGAGGCACCTGCAGTTTTGGGTCGCACCATGAGTTTCCACGGTTTCGTTTCAACCTTTGCAGCAATTGGTGGAATGATCCGCAAGATCACCCAGGCTTAGTAGAAAGGCGGCCTAACCGCCATGGCTA